TTCGGTGGCATACCATGTCCCGGCCCCTGCTGGGTTAAAGAACTTAACTATTACTAAAGGATCGTCCCCAAGGTCTTGGAAACCAGTTTTTTCAAATCGCTCTATTATTTCTCTGGTTAATAAGTTCATTTTTTTATTTCCTCCTCTGCTTCCATTAAATAGGCATATTCGGATTTTGCTTCTTCAATACGAAAAGTTTCTTGCGCTTCCTCTAAAATGTCCATGCCTTTCAATAACGCGTGGACATAATTAAATAGTTCTGCTTTGCTTCCTCTAAATGGTGAAATGTCTCTTGCTCCGCCACCTTTGGAAACTTGTTCCAAGCGGTATCCGCCAAGCTGTTTACCAAAATAAAAGTTTCCAGCGTTTGGCTTTTTGGCTTCTTTGTTCCAATGTGATATGGGGTTTTTTGTTCGCTGGTTTAAATAATTAATCACCCCTTGAAGCTGGGCTTCTGAAATTCTCAAAGTTGGCACGGTTGGCCTTTCTGGGCCCTGATCGGGCCCGGTTCGGTGTTAGTGGGTATTAACCTATAAATAATTCCTGCGCACTTACGACTGTATTTGTGCCGCAAGCTTCGCAATACCCTTCGCGCTGGTCGGGCTCGTAGTAATGAACTTGGTCGCAGTTGTCGTTTTGACAAATGCCAGGACAAACTCCGTCCATCAAGGACTGCTCCAAAATGTCGAGCTCGTCCATGCCCTCGATCTGGCATAGTGTGGTGATTTTATCCAGCCGCTTTTGCGTGCGCTGGGCTGGTGTTGGTTGGATCGCTTGGTTCATAGCGTTTTACCTTTCCGCCCGGATCAGGTTCCGGGCCCTAGGTTTAGAATGTGCCGATGTAGAGTGCGCAAATAAGACCAGCTAACAAAACAAAGGCGGTTAAAAAAACATCTATCAGGTGTTTCATGCTGGCACGTTCCACCGCGCGGTATGCTGAAAACGCGGTATAAATGGTCGATCTGTTGCAATGCCTAAAACATCATGCGCAAAGTCAAAAGCTCTCGCGTTTAGCAGGCCGTCCCAGTCCATCATGGGCTCATAGTCTGTCAACTGCTGGTAGGTCTCGCGGATCGGCAAGCCTAGTTCTAATTTGGCTCTCATGGCGCAAGCTAAGACCTTGGGATTGCGGCAAAGCGCAAATACTTCGCCTAATTGCTTTCTCAATAGGTTCTGCATAAATCCTCCTGCATAAAGGTTTATAATATTGTGCGTTATTCTTTTATCATAAATTGCGGAGAAACGCAATAGTTTGTCAAGAAAAAAATGCGTTTTTCTGCATTTTTCTTGCTTTTTTATGCGTCAAAGTTCTGGGCGGTCTGGATCGCGGCCTTAAATGGCCTTTAGTCTTGGGTCTGGGCCCAGCTGTGATCGTTCCTTGGTGTTCATTTTGCTGGGGCTGGCTGGGGTTGGATTTTTGACTGGTGGGGATTTTCCCAGGTGGATCGTTTGGGAATTTGTATTTGATCGGGCGCGGCTCTGGCCGGATCGCGTTCTTGATCGCGTTCTGCTGGGCGTGGGCTCGGTGGATCGGTCGCATATAACAATGTATGTTCGGCCTTGAGCGTGCGCTCCTCCTCCTCGGTGGGCTCGGCCATCTGTTTACAGGTGGCCGTCCCACTATTGGCCCAGTTGGCCGGATCGAGCCCAGCACGTCAAGCTTGTAGTTTTCTTTATGAAAAGATCGCGCAATTGTGGCCTAGATTGTTGGGCCCAGGTAGATCGCGTGTTGGATATAAGGAAAGATACTATTTTCCAAGGTCGCGGCCACTTTAAGGAACCACCCGTTCCCCCACTGGGGCCGACCACCATCGTGAGCCTTACTTGCAAGGTCTTGTTTGTTTGGACAAAAATTTTTTAAAAAAATGATGACCCCAGAAGAAGCATACAAATACGGTTTTGAGGACGGCTTTGAAGCAGGCCAGGAGGCTTCATTTTTTGAAATCAGGCTAGACGGTGATGTGAAACAACTTCCAATAGACGAGCAAATGGAGGTCTTAGACGAGGCAATTTCAGTTAAAAAGGAGCAATTTCATTGATTGATTCGGACTATATCACCGAAAATTTTAAAAGGGAGGAGTTTGCTTGTTCTTGCTGTGGGAAGGACGACATTGATTACGAACTGGTTAAAAAATTACAAACATTACGGGAAATATATGGTTCCCCGATGGCAATAACGAGTGGTGTCCGTTGCGAACAATTTAATTCAAAGTTGCCAGGTTCATCTAAAACCAGCAGTCATATTGCTGGAAAGGCGGCTGACATAAGTGTTGTTAATTCTGCTGTTCGATTCCGTCTTATAAAACTGGCCTTAGAAATGGGTTGGAAACGAGTAGGTATAGCTGGGAATTTTATTCATCTTGATATTGATGGAAGCAAAAAACAAAACATTATTTGGACATATTCTTAGACAACAAAAAAGGGGTAAAAATGGACGACATAATGAGCGCGATGAAAGGCAAAAAAACTTACTTGCTGGCTATCGTGGCGGTGGGTTCTTTGGTTTGTGAAATGATGAATTTCGCCAAGATGCCGGAAGGTTGGTACGAAATGCTGGGGTTCGGTAGTTTTGTGACAATCCGTCATGGGATGAAAAAATGATCTTACTTGGAACTCTTTTAGCTGGCCTGTCGGCGGTTGGCTATTTGATCTGGGTTGGGGGCAAATTAAGAAAGTCTAAAGATTTGGAGGAGGGTATGAAGAAAGTAGGGAAAGTTAATGAAATGGTTTACAAGGTGGACAAAGAAACAGAGGATCGCATTGCGGGTAATAGTGATTCTAATGTTTCTCGCGGTTTCCCAAGGTTGCCTCGCGACAAGTAGTGGCTCATACCCTATTTATGTGCGCCCGGAATTACCGCCATTACGTTGGACGGAATGTAAGCCAAAATTTCAATGTTTAGCGAATGAAGACTATGTTGGCTTACGGGTTTACTCAATCGAAATGGAGGGTTTGGTTGACAAATACCAGAAGCAAGTGGAAATCATCAATGGCAAATGAACAAGCCCACACTTGCGGAAATAAAGCGATGTCTTCTTAAAGAGCCGACAAACTATCGTATTTACGAATGTAAGGTTTTTGATGGGGAGGGGAATTTAAAATACGTTGTTTCAGCAGAGGAACAATTGGAAAGGAATTTAGAAGCATTAAAGACAAGACTTTTAACCTTATTGGAGGGGGTGTAGTCAGGACGCTTTTTTTAATCGCTGTTTTGGCCTTTACGTTTTTTTTAGCCAAGCGTGTTAATTCCGTAGCGCTCCCGAGGGTGCCGGATTTGGCTTTTGTTACCAAATGGGAGCCCAAGCCGGATCGAACAATGCAAGTCGATTTTGAGGGGGTGTCTTTTAGGTATGTAATTTTGGATAACAAGCCTGCACCGCTTTGTCAGATGGTTATGCCTTATGGCCATAACGAATTGCGTTGGGTAACGAGGGATGGACAAATGGCCCATCAATACTTAACAAAAGATGAGCCAGTTTTATACAGGTTTGCAGGCGATGAAGATTGGAATTGGTTGTCGCTAAATACATACAAGGATTGTTTAAGGTACGACTCGGAGAAACTTGAATGTCAGAAAGAATGAGTGATTATTTATTGAGGGCTTACCCATACAGCAAGTCTAAGCAGTTTAAATGGTATCTACATTATCTTCAATTAGGAGTTTGGGACAATTGAAAAAGAAAAAGCGTAAAGGTGGCAAAGGTGGAAAAGGCGGTTACTAAACATAAGCCTTTCAATTTTCACGAAGATTGGATTAAGGCATACCAGAAGCTTGGTGGGGTGGAAGCTCTCGTAGCTTTTGGGCGTGACCCGCAAAACCATAAAAAATTTATGGATATGGGGGTGGCTCTTGCGCCTAAAAACGTGAAGGTTGAACAGGAGCATACATTAAATTTTGTAATGGTGCCTCCTAAAAAAGAAGTCCCGGAAATGCCAGAAGAAATTATAGAAACTTTTGATGCGGAGTTTGAGGAGGTAAATGCTAACTCTGGAGATGGACAGCAAGAAGAATAATTGCCTTTGGACGCCGACTGAAAAGCAGAACGAGTTCTTAGGTAGTTCTTTCGATGAAGTACTCTACGGCGGAAGTGCTGGGGGAGGGAAATCAGACGCCTTGCTTATTGATATGTTGGGGCTTACGCAGAAGGCTCTAACTTGGTCACGTTACAGGGCCATATTATTTCGTAAAACATTTCCCGAATTAGGGGAATTGGTTGATCGCTCAAAAGAGATTTACCCCCAGATTTATCCGGGGGCAATTTACAACACGACGGAACATGAGTGGCGTTTCCCATCTGGGGCCAAAATCATGTTTTCGTATATGGATAAGGATGAAGATAGATTTCGTCATCAGGGGAGTGAGTACCAATGGGTTGGTTGGGACGAGTTGACCCATTGGGCCTCACCTGTTTGCTTTAAGTATTTGCAATCGAGAACGAGGTCGATCAACCCAAATATTAAGGTTTATACGAGGGCGTCAACAAACCCTGGTGGTCGAGGTCATGCTTGGGTTAAGGAATACTGGCGTATTCCGAATGATGGAACGGGTACACGCTTTGTTCATGCGGAGCGTGTAAGCGGTACGGTGGCAAAATCATACAGGCAGTTTATCCCTGCGAGGTTGGATGACAACCCGCATTTAAGCGATTCGGGTTACAGGGAAATGCTGTTGAAGTTGCCCGCTAGGGATCGAAAAAAACTGCTGGATGGACGTTGGGATGTTGTTGAAGGACAGTTCTTTTCATCGTGGAATCCCGAGGTTCATATTGTAGAGCCTTTTAGAATCCCAAAAACATGGCCTCGATGGAGAGCGATGGACTGGGGTAGTACGAAACCTTATTCAATAGGATGGTACACGGTAGACCCGGATGGAAATATATATAGATACCGAGAATTATACGGCTGGGGTGGGGAGGCGAATGTTGGAACAAAAGAATCCGTTAAAGAAGTTGCTAGAAAAGTACGGGAGGCAGAGAAATACGAAAGGGCCCAGGGAATTGAGTTCAGAAACAACCCGGCAGACCCTTCTTGCTGGTACTCAAAAGGGGAAGGAATAACAATTTATGAATTGTTCCGTGACGAAGGGATTCAATGGTGGCCAGCCAAGGGTGGAAAAAACAGCCGCGAAAACGGTTGGGCGGTTTGCAATCAATTTTTACTCGAAGGGATGTTTAAAGTGTTTGCCAACAGCCGTCATTTCATAAGGACTGTGCCATCATTACAAATAGATGAAAACAAACCCGAGGATGTTGAAACAAGAAATCAGGAAGATCATGTCGGCGATGAGTGGAGGTATTCACTCATAAGTCGGCATCATTATATTAGGGAAATTGTGCCTAAAGCGCGACCTAAATATATGTCGTTTGACTACATCGTTGATCTTGACCAGCCGAAGATCGACAAATCAATTTATAGGCTGTAACTAAGGAGATTTATCAATGCTTAGAATGAACACCGTAGTTTCCGCGCAGGCGGCTACCGCTACTGGTTCTGCTGTAGAGCAGTCCTCAAGCCCGTACTTGCCTGGAACAACCGTTGTCACCATGATTCAGCCTGCCGCTTTTTCTGGCACGGCAATTATTCAGGGTTCGGATGACAACTCAACTTGGTCAACCTTGCATACGTCAGGGTCTTTGACTACAGACAGCGAAGTTCAGTTTAAGGAAGTAACGCTTCCCAAATATGTAAGGCACAACACAACCCGATCTGCTGGTAGTGTTTCCATGTATATTCTGAACGCTGGTTAATATGTCAGATATTCAAGACGAGGTTTCATCTGCAATCCGTGAAACTGGGTTTCAGAAACCCGGTAACGCGGATAAAGAGCCTACAAAGGGCGAGAAGGATTCCGCGAATTATTGGCAAAAGCGAATTGAAATGGCCACATATACGATGGGGCCGCTTCATAAGAAAATAAAGGAGCATCGTCATTATGTCCAGGGGGAACAGCATGACGACGGGAGCAATCAATTAGTTAGGGCCAATCTTGTTCAAGCGTTAATAAAGAAGGCTGTAAATTCTTCTTACGCTAGAAATCCGCAATTTTCCATTCGACCCACAGAGAATGTTGCATTGGGGCAATTAAAACCAATGCGGCTGTTTGGCAAAACGGCTGAGATCGTCTTAAACCGGGTATTTGACTCTGCCCAACTAAAGCGTAGGGCGAAGGCTTGCTTACGGGCGGCCAAGACCACGGGCATTGGTTGGGCTAAAATTTACTACCAGACCGAAACAGAGGAGAGCCCTATTATTTTAGGGCGTATTCGGGATGCCAGGGATGACTTGGCGCAACTTGAATATCTTAGGATGCAAATTCAAGACCCGGAACTAAGAGATCAAAAAGATCGTCTTTTGAGAGAGAAAAAGGATTTGATAGGGGCTCTTGAAAAAGAAAAGGATGTGATTGTTGGGGAAGGTCTGGTTATAGATGTTGTAGATAGCGCAAATGTAATTATTGATATAAGCACTATTCGCAATTTTGATGATTACGTTAGGGCCCCGTTTATTGCCGAGGCTATGTTAATGACAATGGCAGACGCAAAAAGACGGTGGGGGGAAGTTCCGCCGGGAACAAAAATTTTCACTCCCGGAGGCAGGGAGGGTGACAGCTTGCCTGCTATAAATAAAAAAGGGGATTTTGAAAACACAGAAAACGAAATTATTCGTGTTTATGAAATCCACGATAAGTTAAACAAAGTTGTTCGTTACATCCCGGAAGGGGCTCAATCTTTTCTGCAAGAGGCTATCGCTCCGCCGATTGTATGCGAACAATGGTTTCCCTACTTTCCGCTTGGTGTGAATATTGTAGATGGTCAGTTTTATCCTTTGTCGGATGTTGCTCTAGTCAAAGAGTTACAGGACGAACATAATTCCGCACGAACACGATTTGCTCAACATAGGGATATTGCAATTCCTCATTGGGTGGGTAAACGGGCGGAAATTAATGAGCAAGATGCACGGCGGTTACAAACTGCTAATGTTGGAGAAATCTCGTTAATAGAAGGTCAGCCAGGACAACCCGTTAGGGCGTCGGTGGAAGTGTTTTCACCTCCGCCAGTAGACCCTGCTGTTTATAGCACCGATCATACGGAAAGGGATATAGAGCGTGTTGTTGGGGGGACTGAAATAACCCAGCCCAAAAGTAATCGTTCACGAACACTTGGGGAAGCTGAATTGCTTTCTCAGGAAACAGGGGTGCAGACAAGCGCCGATACGGACGAGATCGAGGACTGGTTTGAACGTGTCGCTACGGCCACATTGGAAATACTATTGCAGACTTTAACCAAGGAACAGGTAATCGAAATCGCTGGCCCCCCTGCGGAGCCCGAGATAGACAAATCTACGGGACAGCCTAACGGTCAAATGAAGGATGGTTCAGTATGGCCCGATGATATGAGTCGTTCCGAAATTTTTAATAACTTAAAAATTAATATACAGGCTGGCAGTTCTGGCAAGCCGGATAAAGAGCAAATTGCACAAACCTGGGCGAAATTTTTATTGCCTAGAATTACGGAATTAATAGGTCAGGTTGCTGAGTTGCGTGATAAAGGACAAAGCGATTTGGCAGACAGTTTGATTCTCGTTGCCCAGGAGACACTACGCCGTTTAGATGAAAGATTCGATATTCACGAATTTTTACCGCGTCAGGAAGAAAATGAGCAGAAAAATCCAGAAGAAATGGCGGCCATGCAACAGCAAATGGAGGCGCAAGCTGTTCAACTTGAGCAGTTAAAAGCTGAAGTTGAAGAAACAAAATCTAAAACGGTTAAGAACTTGGCACAAGCGGAAAAATACCGTGAGGATGCCGAGGGAGACAGGGTAAAAGAGGCAATCACTTCTTTCAAAGCCCAGGAAGACGCGGATCGGGCGGATCGGACACAACAGCATGAGCAACGAAGGGATTTGCTTGATCGTGAAATGCAACTTAGTGATATGCAGGCGCAAGATAACCGCGATGGTAATGAAATGAGATTTAGAGAAAGGGAATTAAATAAGCCCCAGACAACTAAATAAATGGATAACGCACAGCGACAATTAGCGCTTCAAAGGTTGCAGGCTTTTTTCCAAACATTTAAACCCGGTGAGCCTTTGGCGGTGACAAGGCAAAGACGGGATTTAGTTAAAGGGTTTGTTGATAGGTCTGAGGAAGGAAATAGTCTAATTGATTTATTGCAAATGAATCAGATGGCGCATCCAAGGGAGCTTTTTGGTTTATATGATGATGGGTTTCACACGCCAGCTATGAAACAGCCACATCATCCATCTTTTATGTTGAATGATCCAAGAAAGCAGGCAATCGCGCGGATGCTTTACCCGGAACAACGGGGGATACGTCCTAACAGAAATGCTATAGAACAACTTTTAGAGATTTTGCAGGCAAGAAAAAAATAACTACGGAGGATTTATGACTGAAAAGACTGAGCAAGCGGAGTCGTCACCGCAAGAGGGGGCACAAGAAAGCGTAACGCCGGAGTCGCAAACGGCAGACAAGGTAGAAGAAACAAGCGTAAAAGAGGATTCGCAACCTCCAAAGGATGAACAATCGGAATCATCCACCGAAGCAGAAACCGCCGTTGACGCAATTAAAAAGGCGCTAACGGAGGATGAAGAAGATGAGCAAATCCCAGATCAGCCGGAAGAAGTTGAGGCCCCGGTTGCCAAGGATGCTCCAAAAGATGCCGTTGAAGAAGAAACGGACGACATCTACGCCGAGCCGGAAGGTTTAAAACCTAAAGCCCAGGAAAGGTTTCGGAGTCTTGTAGAAGATAACAAATATAAGGCCGATCAATTAGAACAAGCACAAACCGCGCTTACCGAGATTCAAAAGACGGTTCAGCAGTCGAATATGACTCCCGAAGAGTTTGGTTATCTAATTGACTATGGCCGTATGGCTGTTTCCAAAGACCCGAAAGAATTGGAGTACGCATTACAAACAGCACAAAATGAGGTTTTGCGTATTTCTCAAGCTTTAGGAAAGGAAGTAGATGGAGTTGATTTATTAACTGGCCATCCAGAATTACAAAAACGCGTCGAAGATTACGAATTAACGCGGGAAGATGCGTTGCGTATAGCCAAAGCCGAGCGTGAACTGGAACAGTATAAAAAAGTCCAGACACAGCAGACGCAACAGGCGGATGAAGCCAATAAACGGCAAACAGCGCAAGATCAATCTTTAGCTAAAGTTAAGTCTTTTATGGACAAGATGAAAGCGACGGACATTGACTACAGCGCTAAAGAAGCCAAGTTAGTAGAACAGGCCGCGAAGGTAAGGGAAAATTATCCGCCCGAGCAATGGCCCGTAGTGATTCAAGACCTATATGAAACGATGGGTTTTGGGGCTTCTGATAAAAAGCAAGAATTAAAAACGAGCGCCCCGGCTCCAATTCAATCGACAACATCCACGGTTGGGAGTCAAGTGCCTAAGACAATGCAAGAAGCAATACACTTAGGTTTGGGTGACGCATAATTTAAACGGCATAAGGTTAGGATGACCTTTCCGCGACATGGAGGTTGCTATGCCATTTACAGCAGAAGAGTTGTCTATCGCTGGTAAAACAGCACTAGACTACTATATGAAAAACAAACCCGTTGACCAGATCGTTCAAGAGCGCCCTTGGTACTCAAAAATGATGGCAACAAAAAAGACGATGCCAGGTGGAAAACAAAATGCTGTTGTCCAGTTAAGGTATCGTTACCAATCTAATTTCCAGTTTTTCAATGGAAGAAAAGTTGTTACTTACAACAACCGATCAACCATTGAACAGGCAACATACCCTTGGCGTTCAGCGCATGACGGTTTTGCCCTGGACGAAGACCGCTTAATTCAGAACGGTATCACCGTAACTGATAATAAAAAAGCCGTCCACTCCGAGGCAGAAGTTATTCAGCTTACCAATTTATTGGATGAGCAGATTGCGGTTTTGGATGCTGGTTGGGAAGAGCAATTCGACCAAAAGCTGTTGCAAGACGGCTCCGCCAGCACGGATGATATTGAAGGGCTGGACTTTTTGGTTTCCACAACCCCTACGTCGGGGACGGTGGGTGGAATTGACCGATCTGTTGCGGCTAATTCATGGTGGCGCAATCAAGTTGCTACTGGAATTACGACAGCCACAACAACTGGAACCATTATTGACGTAATGGAAACACAATGGCGGAACTGTACTAAAAATGGTGGAAGGCCAAACTTTATTATGGCTGGAAGCGACTACATTGACGGTTATCGCAATTTTATTCTCAAGACTTACGGCACCGTCAATATTGATGCTGGTAGTCAATTCAACGCGGAACTGGGTACTTCCGGGCTCAAATTCAAAGGCGTTCCTATTGTATGGAATCCAACCTTTGATGATCTGGGTGGAACCTGGGCAAAGCGTTGTTACTTCCTTAATACAAACTATATGTATATGAAGGAAGTTGAGGGTCAGGGCAAAATTAGTAGGAAGCCGCCCAGACCTTATGATCGCTATGAACACTATTGGGGACTCAGTTGGCGCGGAGCGCTTTGCATGAGTCGCTCAAATTGTCATGGCGTTTTAGTGCTTGCTTAAACTAATGGGTGGGGGTGAAACTCCCCCGCCTATTTTTAACTAGGGAGGATTTATGTTAGCAAAAAAGTGTGATGTAAAGATACATAAAGGGGCTTTAACAGTTATTCCAAAAACGGTTTATGAGCATGAGGTAAAACTACTGGAAGTGCTGTATGGAGTGGGGTCTATTGTTAAATATGACCGCAAAGAAATTTTTACTCCACCTAAACAATCTTACATTGAAGAGGGGGATGTGGTGTTACATGGCGTTGAAGAAATAGACCATGATGATGAATATTCGCGGTTGTTTATGGCTTACGGAAATCACCCAACAATCAATCTTCCATTGGTCGAGCATTGCTACGGGGATCAGGATGGAAGAAAACTCGAGAGTGCTAACAATGAAAGATATGCTCAAGAGAAGCGTAACGTGGTTAAAAATAATGTGGTGGGCGAAAGTGAGCTTCCCACTACTTCTGAGGAAGGGAATCAGGAAAGCGAAGAAAGGCAAGATTATTCTGAAATGACTTACCATCAGTTGAAAAAGCTTTTGAAATTCCGAAAAATTCAATTTCCTCATAACACAACAAAAGTAGCGATGATTAAATTGCTGGAAGATGGAGATAGCTAATGGCCTTACCTACTCGGCGCAATTTAGGTTCGTTGCGCCAAGAGTTGCGAGATCGTCTTGGGTTTGCGTCGCAGGGATCACAAGCTGGTGCGAACACGGCGATTATGAACAGTTTTTTGAGAAGTGCCCAGGAGTTTCTCTATTGGGAATACACCCCAAGAGAGTTGATTTTTACTGAGCCTATAACTTCTCAAGATGGTCAGGTTTTGTATACTTGGCCGGATGCGGTACACCATGATCGGATTCTTTCTGTAGTTAATGAGGACACTTCTGTTTCCAATGCTAACCGCAGAATGATGATAGAAGGTATTGACTACAACCATGACAATTATGTTACGCCAAAAACAATTCCTACTCGGTATGAAATAAGGAATGATCTTGAAGTTTGGCCTCAACCAGACGGCAACCATTACATATTTCATGTTGAGTATGTAAAAAGACTTGATGCTTTTGCTGTTGATGCAGATTTTGTAACGCTCAACCCGGATATTGTTTTGCATTTGGCGATAGCCAATGCCAAGGCCCATTATCGCCATGAAGACGCGGCGATCTATGGCCAGCAAATTGAAAGAATGTTGCGTAATTTAAAAAGCGCAAATTTAAATAATAAAAGGTACATAAGACGGTCTTCAAAGAAAATTACTTACGATCACTACGGGATCGGGACTCGTCATGTACACGCTGACGATTAAATATGCCAGTAATAACTTACGATGATTTCAGCCTTGGGAAAGACTTACGCAAAGGCATCTCGGTAGCAGATGCTAATAGATTGCGAGAGTTAAAAAATGGCTATGTGACTACGGGTAAAGTTGTAAAGAAACGCCCAGGAACAACTAAGGTCGCAACGCTTGAAACGGGGTCTAAGGGTTTGGTGCCAGGTTTGGGTAAGCTTCATACCTTTACTGATAGCGGTACATTAACCCACGCCAATAGTTTGTTCGTACCGCATCAAGTGGTTGGATCAAACGTCAACCCGGCAAGTTTTTCCGGGTCTGGTTTAAATGATATGACATCGGGAGGGGGGTATACGGGGACTGGTACTCCTACCTTTACCATCGAAGTAGATGGAAAAACAACGGGCAGTATTACAAAATACGAAGCATTAAATACCTTGTCAATTACGGTGATGGCAAATGCTCATACAGGTTCCATTACCGCTATGGCTGATGCTGGTGGAGGGAACACAACGATTACATCAGCATCACATGGTCTTTCTAATTCAGACAGGGTAACGATTAGTGGGACTTCAAATTACAATGGAATTTTTACAATCGCTAATGTAACAAGTAACGCCTACCAAATTGTAAGAACTTTCGTAACCAATGAAGCTACTGGAACATGGGCTGGGAATACAACAATTACATCGGCGGCCCACGGTCTTTCTAATGGTAATTCAGTAACAATTTCCGGCACTACAAACTACAACGGAACTTTTACCATTGAAGATGTTGCTACCAATACTTTTAATATCATTAAAGAATTTACTACAAACGATGCTACGGGGAACTGGGAACTAAGCCCAAACCCGTCGGCTGGGACAACGACTGTAACCGATCCTTCTCATGGGCTGGTAAGTGGTAATGAAATCATTATATCAGGCACTACAAATTATAATGGCTCTTATACAATTTCTGATGTGTCCACTAACACGTTTGTTATTCAAAAAACTTTTGTGGCAGATGACGGCACAGGCACTTGGGAAAAAATACCAAACACTTTTAAGTGGAAAAAAGATAGCGGTGCTTTCACAACGGGCGTAGCAATGACGGGTACTGCCCAAGTTTTGCAAGATGGGGTGACGGTGCTTTTTGCATCACGGCATGGGCATACGGTGACGGATTCTTGGACGATTGGAATATCTTCTAGCGTAACAGTTGCCAAAGTACATTTTGGGGATGTGTTTAATGGATTCCTATACGCTTCAGTTGAATACAGTAATGCAACAATACTCCATCATTATTTAGATGGTGCGTCACCAACAAAAATAGCGGACGCCAATTGCCCAAACACAAAAAGTGTTATTAAGATGGAACAAAAAATGTGGGCCATTAATGGTGATAAGGTTCGCTTCACCGCAACAGGCAACCCGAGAGACTGGACAACCGGGAGTGATGCAGGGTTTTTGCCCGTAGGGTTGAAACAGAAGGGTAGTGATAATGCGCTCGCATTAGGGCAATACAAAGAAGGGAACTTGGTGGTTTTCTTTGCGGATGGTGCCCAGCTTTGGAATGTTGACCCTGACCCTGCCCAACATACTTTTGCCCAGGCATTGCTTGGTTCCCAATCAAAATACCATCGAGGCATCGCACTTTTATTTCAAGATTTATACTTCCTTTCTGATTTTGGTTTTCGGTCTATTTCCGAGTCTGTTCTTACTGAGTCGCAAGCGGAACTAGACGTAGGTTCCCCGATTGACACCGTAATACAGTCTGTCATGCCGGAATCTCAAACAGAAAAGCCAGTTGCCGTATTCAACCCGTCTTTAGGGCAATATATGTGTGCGATTGGAACAACGATCTATGTGTTTACTTTTTCACGCACGGCAAAAATAACCGCATGGTCGGAATATACGATGCCTTGGAATGTTGATGACTTGGCGGTATTAGATGGCACGGTTTATTTGCGTAACGGGGATGATGTTTTTAAATTTGATGAATCTGTTTACAGAGACAACGCCGAAACGGGAAAAACAATAACTGCTTTTGCAACCAATGGAAGCGGTGGAACAACAGTTACCTCCAATGCTCATGGCAGGGCTAACGATGATTATGTGGATATTGCAGGGACAACAAATTACAACGGGACGTTTCAAATTTCTTCTGTAACCACAAACACGTTTGACATAGCAACTGCTTTCGTAGCTAACGATGCTACTGGTACATATTCAGCAGGCAAGGAATTTGAATTTGATATGACGATGGCTTTTGTAGACGCTAAAAAACCTGGGGTAAATAAATTGTGGAACGGGGTAGATACCGTCACAACTGGGACAGGGCGAGTGTCGTTTCGTTATGATCCTAGAGATTTAGATTTTGTAACTGATGAAATTAACTTAACGGGAGATACGCGCCCAGGGGAATTAACGCCATTGGAAATATCGAGTGTTAATATTTCACCTGTTTTTAAAAATAACAGTAACGAAGCGTTTCAGTTAGATGCGCTTTCATTGTACTACGAAAATTTATCGGCCCTTTGAAGCTACCAGTTTATGAAATGTCTCTAGCTGATTGCACTTATGTATGTGCAAACATGAGAGAGGAGGATTTTAAAGAAACGGCAAGCCTCACCTCGGCAAAGACCAAGGATGAGATGGCCAAAGTTATTTTTAACCAGGGTGGTGAATCTTACACCGTTTTTAATAGGAATAAGGAGCCTGTATTAATTGGTGGGGCTTATTACGATAATCCTAAAGTCGCGACGATCTGGTTGTTTGCAACTGACAAAATTTCGTTACGCGATTGGTGGGTGACAACAACTTTTATAGGGCATTTGATGGAAGTAATGTTTGAGTCTGGTGTAGCGCATAGAATACAGGCTTTGTCTATTGGCTGGCGCCTTCATGCTCATAAATGGTTACAAAAAATCGGGCTAACAAAAGAAGGTCATCTAAAAGGATTTTCTGAAGATGGCTACGATGTATTGATTTTCGGAAAGGTAAAGGGGTGAATCATGGGTAAAGGTGGTGGCGGATCAAGTGCGGCGGCAGAAATGGCCGCTAGGGAAGCCGCAAGACGATCTAGAATTGCGGGTAATGTCCAGGCTGTAAAGGAAAGGTTTTTTGCAAAGGAAAGCCCAAGAGTTGTGCCAGATGCTAGTAGTGTCCCAGAGCCTATATATGCAACAAGGCAAGTACCAAGGACTTTCTATGTGGATCAATATGATGACCAAGGGCAAACAAGGTATGTTCCTGAACAATATGCAACAAACCAAGCTGAAATGGATGCGGCACAAAAAGCTATTGATGATGCGGTTGCCTATAACCAGAATTTACCTCTTTCTGACAACCCTACTGCTGAACGGTTGTCGGCTTTTGAAGATATAGAACAACGTGTTCGCAATCGCTTTTTGCCAGAATTTCAAGACACAACAACTGATGCCAGGAGAGAATTAAAATTTGCTTTAGCTAGACGAGGGATATTTGGAGGTTCGGCCCAGGGGGATGCGGAGAGAAGATTTAGGGATCGCGTGGTTCAAGGTGAAAATGAAATCGCTTCAAGAGCAGTTGCGGCTAGGAATGAAAAAGAACGGTTGGATAACAATTTAATGAACAACCTAATTAACCAAGCGCAAGCTGACACGGAAAGATCGGCGTTGTTATCTGGTATTGGTGCGACACAGCTTTCTAATGCAAACCGGGCTATGTCTTCCGCTACCGATAGGGCTTTGGCTACAAACTTTTCTGATGTTGGAACATTGTTCAAACGTATTAATGACCAAAATGCTTTAAGGGCTGGGGTAGGCAACAATACGGCATTGGCGCAACTACTTGGAAACAGGATGGGGTCTAATATTCTTTCTACTAATTATTCGGGTGGTGGAAACTACGGGAGTATTACTTAATGGCATTACAAGCAATTTTATTGGCTGTTGCGGCAGTAGCGGCTGTTGGTAGTGCTGTAGCTAGTGCTGAAGCGGCTAGAGTTACCAACAGAAATGTAAAACGTGCCATCATTGATTCTTTGGACGCACAGGACTCGATTGACGCAAAACAAAGAGATGTTGTGATGCAACTTTTGCCGGAAGTTGACCAGAGTGCCCAAACTGAATTTCTTGCTGGGAAAGATAAGGAGATTGAAGATTCAATCTCTAAAACAAGCAAACAAAATCAATCTTCACGACAAGCAGATATAGCGATTTCTGGGAAGATCACAGGACTTGGCAAACAACGTCGGGCGGATAAGAAGGCAAGTGAGCAAAGGTACAATCAGCAACGGTATCATCTTGCTAGATTTTTGGCCCCAAATGCAGTTGGGAATTATCTTGATCCTAAACTTAATGATTCTGCTTCAAAAATCAGGGAGTACGGGGTTCAGAAGGGAGCAGAGGGGCGGATCGGGCAAGTCGAGGCTGAATGGCAAGCCCAGAACAGCGCCAAAGGATTGAAGGGGTTGTCTACAGCATTAAGTATCGTTTCAACAATAGCTGGGATAGGCGCTGGTTTTACGGGTGGTGAAGCGGCGGCGGCTGGTGGAACGGCAACAGCAAATGCAGGCAAAGATATTGCTCTCACAAGTGGTGGAAGTTTAACAATGGTTCCACAAACGGGGGCGTCTGCGAATACATTGGTTAGTGGGTCGCTAGCAAGTAACCCAGGCAATCTGACTTTAGCTGGCGGAAATGTAGTTGCTCCGAGTTCTAGTTTTTTTGGGGGGATGGGGCAGACTGCGGCTAGTGCATTAACACCTTTTGCTGGGGCAAGTGTACCGTCTGCGTCGTATGACTCACCGCCACTTTACAACACAAGTCAGCCTGGTTATCCGATGTCAAACGTCGGTAACAGATTTCAATGGTCGCCATATACGGCGCCCCCAAAAATGACACAAGGCTTGCATCCAGAATATTTCAGAATTAAGTATCGTTAATGTTTTTAAGCCAATACCGTTTAGATAGAGGAAAGCATGAGTAGATTATTTGGTCGCACATTACGCAGAGGCGTAGCAGATGTTTTAGACAGCGCCTACGGAGCCAGCAATCTGGAAAATAGACTAAGAGGTGCTTTGGCAAGCGCTCGTTACGATCAGATGCTAACTTCTGGCAGATACAATAGAGCAAGAGCCGCAGAGGTGGAAAGTGATAATGCTAATTATGCACAACTATTAGCAAACATGAAAGAACCTGGTCATAAATTTAATATGCTGGATGCCGCGCTTGCAGGCCGAGGTCATATGGGCGATGCGGTTAAGGCACATAGGGGTCTAGGGGCTGAGAACAGATTGGTTGACGAACTGGAAAGATTAGAAACTGTTGGTACTCCTAAAGCAATGGATTATAGAAGCGGCGCTATTACTGGAAGCAATCGTGGTTCAATAGGCGCTGGTCGTTTGTCTGAAACCAAGGCAGACATCTTTAGAGAAAATGAGGATGCCTTAACAACAGCATTAGGTAAAGTTAAAGAGTTGGGTATAGACCCAGAAACGAAGGAAGGCCAATCATTGTTAGTTGAAATTATGGCTAGGGGAAAACCAGTTAGCGGTTCTGACGTCAAAAATGTGCTAACAACCCAATCCCAAATTGGTGTAAATGAAGCCAAAATACAAAAATTTACGAAACAGGCGGAAAATTACAAAACTCTATCTGACCTTAAAGAAAAGCTAGATGATGCAAAAATAACAGATATGGGTGAAAGGACAAAAATAGAAAGGGCGTGGAAGGCTGGCAAGGTAAAAGTTCTGCAAGATACCGCAACAAGCAAAGACGGATATTGGAAAGGTCTACTACAAATCCAACAGGGTGCTGTTCTTAATAAAAAGGAGTATATGCACTCGGTAGTAAATATCAAGAGTTTGAATCAGCAAAGTTTAGACCAATTCAGAAAAATGAAAGCTGGGGCTTATGCTAAAACGCAAGCATCATTAGCTAAGACTTACGATTCCAAGACGGCGTTAAATGACCAGAAAAAAATAGTTGAACAGGCCAGAAAGTTGCGGATAGATATGGCCAGGGATTTGGATGCAGGCAAACTAGAAAAGGTTGAAAGCGACCTCACAAATAGCACAAAAAAAATAGAGGCTGAAATTCGTAAAATTGAACAGCAGATCACAAGCGGAAAAATCAAAGACTCAAAGGAAATTGCGAACAGACAACTCACATTGGAAAAGCTAAACACAGAATTAGTATTGCAAGAAAAACATTACGGCGCTGTTGTTTTAACCAAGGCTAAATTAGGAAAGATTTCCGCAGAAATAGAGAAACTCAAAAAACAAGGTAACAAAATTGATTGGGAAATGATGGGAGGCAAGCCAGCTTCCGGGGATTCGCTTTTAAATAATTTCACAAAATTATATTCAGAATTTATGAAGGAAAACGAAATTGTTACCCCAGTTTACATAACAGGAGAAGATGGGGAACCAACGCAAAAAATTGATTACGAGAACTCTATTTATTTTAATGAGCTTTCTCCCCAAGCGCGAACTGACTATGTTCAAGACAAGTTTCTAAATCTATGGGGAAAAAATAGCAAGGTTATGGCGGAGATTCTTCCGAAAATTAGATCAACCTTGCGTGGTGAAGCTGGGGTTCCACAAAACCCTGTTGGAGATACTTTAGCTGGTGGGGTGCCTGGGCAACCGTTAGGTGGACAACCGCCAGCAAACGTGCCCACAGGAGGAGGAACGGGTGCGGAAACAGGAGGCAACCCTGTAGCTGATGAACTTAATAAAGCGCAAGTCCAGCAACCAGATATAGCACCTTCAAATATTGCCAACCAAACACAAATGAACACACTCCAAAGTTTTGCAAAAGGTGGTCAAGAAGGGCATCAAAAATTACGCGATCTTAAAAAGCAGGCGGAAGAAAGAGGGAACACAGAATTGGTTAATATAATTACTCAGATAATGCAATTAAATAAAATTTCTCCAACACCATGACTCTATACGACGAATTTCAAGCACTAGGAAGTGACGAGGCTTCACCTAATGCCGTGGCCCCTCCCCCACCAAGTCTTTACGATGAGTTTATG